GGTTCATACCTTTCAATAACTGCCCATCTATGTGATGTAACAGTATTTGCGGCTGGGTCTGTCCATTTAAAACTTACTACAGTAATTGGTACATTTGCTCTGGCATCTGGTATAATGTTTCCTGTATACCGTTGTGCCGGTATTGTGAATTTGATGTTACCATTTGCGGCATCACTGCTATTAATAAAACCAGCACCTATTGTGGTGTTACTACCAAAACTGCCTACTATATTAGCATCTGTAAAATTAGGATCGCCTGATACACGATCATATGTTAATGTGTCGACCACAATGGTTTGAAAATCCGCATCAAATTGATAACTTGATACGTCTGTGCCATAATTGTATGTGAATTGACTTTGTGTTGACGGGAACATTTCCAACATCTGTACGTTGTCTGCTCCGCCAATGTAAGATTTAAAGGATAAAACTCTACCTGACATAACTACTCCTGAAGGGTATTCCTATATCACTGAGGCAATATAGGCTTATTATTTAATATGTATTTATCGTTTTAACTGGGTTCTGACGGCCAATTAACGTTTTCAATATCGGTTTAACTTGGTTCTGTTGGCCAGACAACATCATATAAATCACTTACACTTGCTTGATTTACAGGTACATCTCTTAATGCTTGTCTATACGTTTGCCATTCTGCTTTTTTACTGTCTGATAATGGTGAATCTGGTGCCTGTGTCCAATCACATGCTGTTAACATTATGCCACGTCTTTGTCTTACTAATGCTATTGTAGGTATTTGATTTTGATTATGTAATATCACAGGAGGGTCTTCTGTTATATCTACTTTACAGCCTTCTGGATGGCATTTGCCTGCCATGTATGTTGTTCCAGGATTCACACCACATAGTTTTTGTACTTTTGCTTCATTTCCCATATAGTCATGATCTACTATTTGACCTGTAGCACTTTTGTAAACAATCCAGTTACTCATTATTCCAGTTCTCCTTTGTTAAGGCGGAACATGTCATATTTCATGTTTTTAAAACCAACTGTATTAGGTGTACCACCTACGTTTGCTAATGTGTTAAAACCTTCTAGACGTATGTTAGCACCAATCATCTCATCTGTAACTTCAAACTCACCTTGTGAATTAATCACACTAGGTATATGATTAAAGTTTTGTAAACTTACACCTTGACTCACAAAATTAGTAATTGTTTGGTTGTTAGCAAAGTCTACGTCAATACCAAACCTTATACCATAATCTGCCGCACCTGAACCTGGTAATTGTCCTAATGGTGTAGCATTTGTTAGTACAGTATATTTGCCGTTTTCAATATTTGCTAAGTCAATTGGTACAGTAGGTGCTATATTGGCAAATACTGCTGTATTGGCGGCTAGTGTTGTATTAGCCGCAGGTGCTGTATCTACTTGTCCACCTGCTCCAAATTGAGCAATAGCATTTTTATCTACTTGTCCACCAAAATTAGCAACATTGGCTCTAAGTGCGGCATTTCCTGTAACATTTTGTGTAGCATTTAACACTTGTGGTATTGTTCCACTGCCATCTACACCTGCTACTTGAAATGTTAAGTCATTTAGTGGTGTTCGACCACGTAATGTGTTGCCTGTTACAGTAATAACATCTGCGTTGGCATAACCTGTACCGCCATTTGTAACAAATACTTGTTCATATGCAAACGGGAAACTGGTATTGGCTCTCACAATAAAATTACCATTACTACCACTACCTGATGTGCTTGTTTGTGTTACATCGAAGAAAAGGTTTGTTAAAATACCTGGTGGTATAATTGGAGGTATAGGTGGTAAAATTGGTATGTCAATTGGATCATCTTCATCAGCACTTTCTGTTACTGCTGGTGCTGTATATACAGTTGCGTCATACTCTAGCAATAATAATTCGCATGAAATCATGCCATCTTCACCTAGTAATTCTTTGTTTTTCATGACACGGAACAGTTTATCTGTAAAACCATAGTCACTGTTACTTAATTTTACAACTTCTCCAGCATCTATTTGTAAACAACTGAAATCACCTACTGTGGTTACTACCATACCTTTTCTACTTTGATTAAGGTCTAGGTTACCAAGTTGTTCTGCGTGAATGTTATTGTTTATAAGTGGTAATCTGTATTCTAAATTATTGTCTGGTTCGCCTGTGTTCCTATCGCCACTTGGTGTTTCTAGTACTATGGTATTTGTTTGATCTTTTCTGTTTTGATCAGCAAATGATACTGTAACTTTGTTGAGTGTATTGTATAATTCTGTGCTTGTAATGGATATTTTACCAATTAAGTTGTCATCATTCAATTGAAATGCTGAACTTAACTCACTGGTGCTATATGGTCTGTTTGGTATTGCTTTAAATTTACCCTGTTTGCCGTCAAATGTAAAGTATGTACCAGCATTACGACAAATATCGTCTATGTTATCCATACAACTGTTGAATGTACTGAGATAACCATTGATTTGATATCTATCTATAGTGCTACTACCACCTGCTTTTGGTGTGTAAGTAATCTGTTCATCGGCATATCCTTTCATTTGTGTATTTGCTGTACCTAATATACTTGTAATGTCAATATCGGCATTGGCTAATCCAGCACCATATCTACTGTTAGTCATGTAGTCGAATAAAACTTCTCCTGGATTATGCATACTATTTGTAACATCAAATGTCATTGAACCTAAACCTGCTATACCATTTTCAGCATCATAATCTATTTCTATCATGGCAAATACCAATCCTTCCATAGTGTAATGTGTAGGACCTAATGAACTCCATATGGGCATCATTGTTGTGGCATTTACGGCACCTGATGTAGGAAATATTTGTTTTGCGGCTGTAGTACCGCCAGCATATAGTCGTATACGAATTTTGTCTTTCCAATCTTCTGTGCTAGTAGCATTTGGATCTGTGTAACTGCTTACATTAGCACCTGAAAAGTTAAGTTTTCTATCACCCCAAAATATTTGATTAACTGTATATGTTTGACCTTCTACAAATTCACTTAGTGTAATACAGTAGTGCATAGTATCATTTTGATTAGATATATTTACATCTGTGATAGGACCACTCATAAAGTTTCGGCCATAGGCTATGCCGATTCTGTTGTCAGTACTCGGGGCCACCTGTATTTTAGTCCCGGGATCAGGACCCATGTCGGGTATGTCGAATACACCCATCAACTTAGCAGTACCAAAGGCCAAGCCTGCGGCAACTACCCCAATTGCTAATCCTGTCAGTGTAAATGTACCTGCGGCGGCTAATGCGGCTGTAAAACCAATACCTGATATTGCTCCAACTATTGCACTTGCTATTGCTGTAAATACTGCCATGTTATACTCCTACTCTGCGTAATATACTGTTTCAATTGGCTTGAAACCATATTTGTCTAGTTTGATGTCTGGTGATTTATCCATAAGTGTCATTGTGTAACCTTGTATCTTACCAGCATCTTTCATTGCTCTAGCAATGCTTATAAATTTTAAGAATAATTTACCACCTATGGTACCATCTCTGTGTTCCGGTTCTACCCACCATGCCATTTCACGCAATACATGTTTGACTTGTGGTAACCACACATCTGCGGCCTGTGCCGCAATAAAGAAACCTGCTGGTTTACCATCGTGTTCTGCGTATAGCAAAACTCCTGTTTTACTAATACTGTACAGTAGTTGATCTATATAATCTTCATCGTAATGAGGATTGTGTAAGTAATCAACTGGCGCACTATTGGCAAAATTTATAAACATTTTCTTAATGTTCTTAAAATCTTTTATATCTGCTTGTCTAATCATATCTTTATATCCTTTAAATCTTTATCTTTGTTGTTCGTTTCGTCCACGGCCACCGCCACCACGTCCACCGCCTCCACCGCCACCACCATATCCACCTGATGTGCTGTATTCTTTACCAAAGTCAAAACTGGTATTGTACAGTATTGGTATACGGTTAAAACTTCTGTCTGAGGGGAATAGTCTTTTACGGTCTTCAGGGTTTGTTCTTTGTCCTGATATTTTGTTACTGAGTACTGTTAATTGACTTGCTAGTGTAACTGTTACAGCATAGTCCATTTGTTTACTGAGTATGTTTACTTGTTCATCTATTTTAAAATTGGTTATTACACCTTTAAACCTTGTGTATTCATTGCCTGTTAGTGCTAGTGTACTAGGATCTACAAATGCTCTTTGTATAGTTACATTACCACCTTTTACAGGTTCTGTTAGTATTCTACTTAGATAGTTTTGTTCAGAAGGTATACCACTAAGTGTTAGTGTTAAGTCACTGCTGTCATATTTTAAATCATCTGACATTTGACCAACAGTTAAGAAACTGCCTAGTTCTGTGTAATCGTTGCCACCTACTGTTACAGGTTTCCAATTACTTGAAATATAGTACACATTGCCACCTAATTGTAAATCAATAAGTGTAATTGGTGCTATATTAGTGCCTTGTACTTCTGTGATAGTAGTCATTAAGTTATAATCTCCACAAACTCAAAATCACCTGTAAATTCTATTCTATCATGTGGTACTATACTGTATGTTGGGCAACTTATTGCTTTAACATGAAATCTACATTCTGTGCCTGTTCTAAGTCCGCCACTTGTAATAACTTGTCCTGTTTGACTTAGTACTGGTCTGTGTACAGGTATTGTGACATTGGCTGCCGCACTAAATGAAACATCTGATGTTACTTGATATGGATATCTGTATATACTACTGTTTCCTGCTGGTTGTACAAAGTCACCTTTCTTGAATAGTGTACCTGATCCTGTTACGCCACTGGTATTGATGTATAACTCTTTGCCATCGCCACCTACCATTACAATGTCGTTTAGTTCTGCGTCTGATATATCACCTTGATATGCCGTAACATAATTCATGCCAGTGTTGTTTGATAAACTGATATTTGCTTCTGTTATTCTGTCAGCACTATCTATATCTTCTAGTACGCCTCTATTTTCTGAATATGTAAGGCCTGGTACACTACCTACTGTGAACTTGTACACACTTGGTTGGCGTTCTGCTGTTTTTATATGTCCACTTCTACTAACACTCATTGCTGTGGTTTTGCGTTTATCAATGTTAATGTATGTTGCGTTATCTATTATTGTTTGAAAACTCATTATCTTGCTCCTGGTACACTTCTGGCACCTGCTTGGGTGACTGCGTATATAAATTGTGGATCACTTGCTACTAAGGCTTGGAAACTAGGTGCGTCAACGGCGTTTATGTTGTATGTTACTTGTCCACCACCAAATTGTCCATTAGGTATAACGTTTCCACCTTGTGAACCCATCTGTAATAGTTCTGGTCCTTTTTCACCAACTAAGTATGTGCCACCTGGCATAACTGGTCCACCATTTGCTCTACCTGGCAGTTTAATGACGTTACCACCTGATCCCATTCCAAATCCAAATGGTGCCATTATAGCATTTAGTATTGGCTGAATTATAGCAAGTCTTATTATGTCTGCTATAATTTGTTTAACCATTTTCTTAAAGAATTTTTGGAATGCATCACCGGCACTTTCACCATCCATAAATGCTTGTGCTAAATCTTCACTAAGTGATTTTTGTGCTTGTCCTAATGTGTTCAAGAAATTGGTTACACCTTCATTACTGCTTAATGCCGCATCTAGATCTTGTTGTGCGGTTGTGGCCTCTGTTGCTAATTCAGGATATTTTTCTATTAGTGCGTTTAATTGTTTTTGTATTCTTTCGTACTCGACTGTTGTGAGAAATACACCTTCTAGACTCTCGCCAAAATCAGCAAATGCTTTTCTACCTTCTTCTAAATTAGGTGTTGTAATTCCTAATATACTGTTTAACCTTTCTATTACAAAAGCAAAATCCTCGGCATCACCATGACCTAATGCTAATGCTTCGTTCATTTCTTCTAATAATTGTGTGGCATTTTTTTGCTCTGTGTTATAATTTAACAAAGCATCATCCATTCTTTTNANAAATTCTAAAAACGTTTCTTGTGCTGGATCTTTTAAACTGTCATTGTAATCACTAAAGGCGGCATCTGCGGCAATAATTTCATTTTTAACTGCGGCTAGCAATGCTTGGTAATTCTCAATGTCTCCATTGGATTTAACAAATGCCATTCGCAAATCAAATAGTGCTTGTCTGGCTTTATCTTGACGATCTGTTATTTTTTCTAGTTCTGATCTATAATCATTGGCTAAAAAGGATGTTGCTACTGATTTTAGGTCTTCAATTTCACCTGCCAATTCTTTGGCCGACAATGCGGCGGCTTTTTGTCTTTCTTCAAAGGCTTTTTGTGCTTCTTCATTACGTTTCATGGCACCTGACATGCCATCTACTGAGTCGGCAACTTCATCTGATGGACCTTTAAATAAGTTAAAAGCAAATCTCAGTGCTTCAAAGGCTGTAAATGCTATACCTACAAAACCAGCAAATCTTAATAATGTTCTGGCGGCTGTGGCTAATCCACCACTAAACGTTAGAGTGTTTTTAGCAGATTTTAATAATGTAGGGTTTGTTTTACCTAATGATTTATTGAATCCATCTAGTTTACTTGAGGCACTTTTAAATCCTAAGCCTCGAATTGCTTCTTTAAGACCTTTAAAACGTTTGCCACTACCTGCGGCTGTGGCTAATAATCCTTTTAGACCTTTTTCTAAGCCATTCATCAATGCTGTAACGCCTCTTACAGCACCAAAGGCTAAGAACACACTTAGTAAACCACCTAATACTTTCATTAATGACACAATAGCATCAGTGTTACTTGCTAAGTTGTTTATAGCATCTGCTAATGCTTTGATACCCTGTGCGGCATCGTCACCAAATGTTTCAAATATGGCAAGTTTCAAGTTGTCCATGGCAATTTTTAAGTTGCCTAATTCAAAGTTAATTAATCCTGCCTGATTTGCTAAAGCACCACCAAATCCTTCTCTCATGCCTTCTAATAAAGCACTAATTACTTTGTCGGCACCTGCGGCTGTTTTACCAAATTCACTTACTTCTAGTCTAGCAAGACCTAATTTTTCTTGTAATATTGTGAATACTGGTATACCTCTGTCGGCCAGCCTGTTTAAGTCCTCTAAACCTAATCCACCTGCTGTAGAACGTGACACTAAGTCTAAGGCGGCCTGGAATGTGCCCATCTGGTCTGTGGTAACACTTGCCGTATCGGCAAATGTCATTAATAGTTCTTCTGTGGGTTCAACACCAGCACCTTTTAACTGTACAAAAGCCTGCGTTAATGTTTGTACGTCAAATTGTGTTTTAGTAGCAAATTGTTGAACTCTTTCAAATGCGGCCGCACCAGCATCAACACTACCAAATACAACATTTAATGAATTTTCTAATTGTTGAAAAGTAGCACCAACATCTACAATGCTTTTTATAACTGCGGCGCCCCCTAGTGCTATAAAGGCATTTCTTAAATTGTTAGCACTACTTACGCCACTAGTTTCAAATTGTTTAGTCTGCTTTTGACTTTGTGCGATCGATCTGTTATATTGTTTATTATCTAGTTCTAAAACTACTTCTATACTTCTTGCCATTAGTCTATTTTCCTGATTTCTCTATCTACCAATTGCTCCATTTTGTCAATTGTAGGATCTGTGAACCCATCAGGTGCTTGTCTGCTAAAACCGTCGTCCAATTTACCTGCGTATCCATATCTACTACCTATACGCAAACTGCTTTCTTTTTTGGTTTTTCTTCTAGCATTGCCGGATCTGATTGGTGTTGCTTGCCTTAAGAATGTAAAAGCATCAGAATGTACACCCTTAGGCATTTTGCCTAATTGGCTAAACAATTTAGTAATGTCTTTAGTCTTTACTTTTATTTCCATAAAACCTTTCTTCCATTTCTTTTAACTTATCATCGCCGTACATTCTTTTCTGTTGTATTTCTGATAATGGTTGTTTATTTTGTTTGGCATGTTGAATCATTTCTGAAGTTACTGCCACATCAAAGACCATTAAATCGAAACTATCACCTTTACCTAATAGTTCACTTGGCAAAACACCGTACCTCTTACTGATTTGATCCAACATTATGATCAAATTAGTTTCGGCACTTTCGTCTATAACGTGGCTGGTTATTTTCCCAGTTTTTGACCGATAAGACTCATTGCTTCTGTCATGACATCAATTGGTAGTACATGTTCATCAGCCATCACAGGCTCACCATCTTCTTTTAAAATGATATCTGTGAGAATGTTCATGTATTCTCCTACATTGTCTTGTGTTGCGTTTGCTAATTTAGAAAAAACATCTAATGACTGTCTGTCATACATGTAAAAAGTTAAGGCATCGCCGTACTTTTCTACAAGTTCTTCTTTATCTATTGTGATTTCCACTAGTTGTGGTTTTTTTGCTAGTTCTGATAATTTCATATCTTACTCCTTTAAATCTCTATCTTTTAAATTATGTATAGCACTTATTGTAAATGCTATTCTGTTTTGTGCTTTTTGTATGTCTCTAGTTGCACATCTAATTTCGTGTTGAGCCTTGGCTACTTCTGCCTCAATCGACGTCAGTATCTCTACTGGCTTCTTGTTCTCCCATATCTCCATATCCTTTGTCCTCTACATCTATATTTATTTCTTTTTTAGGCTTTTTACTGCCCTTGCTATCTGGTAATACTATACCATGTTCTTTAGCATATTCATCCATATCATGTTCTACACCATGTACAACGATAACACGATCTTCACGACCTTGCCATACGCCATCATGAAAGTTTCTCATAAATTTATGTTCCATATCTTTCTCCTATAATACAACACCCCCAATATTGAGGGTGTTATATATTTAAGTTATTTTAACTTATACTGTTGCTTTGCTCAACTCGCCATTAACGGTAATTTCTATTGGTGAAATCCATACTGCTTGATCGATGGATGCCGATGCGGCTATACCGCCAATAAAACCTTTACCTTTTAGATAATAATCACCTGAGTCAGCACCTTCAAATGCGATAGTAAAGAATGTTTCTGTTTTATTCTTACTAGTATCGAATAGACCAGTATCTTTAGTGAGGTTAAGACCTCCTGCTGATGCTAATCCAAAGAAAGTTACTTCGTCTATAAGCATGTTTCCTGAAATGCTGTTTTCATTTACTGTTGTAAACGCACTAGAACTACTAGAATCCAAAGTTGAATATCTAACTGTTCCAGGTGATGCGTTAACAGTAACATCTTGCATTAAAGGTACTACCATGGCATTAGTTGCCCCTGGTAAACTTAAGGGTTCTGTATTACCTAATGTTAAAATTGCTTGTGAACCTGCTGTTACGTTTATTACGCCCATTGGTTTCTCCTATTTGTTATACGGTTATAAACTCGAAATCAAACGTGTACGTTATGTAGTCGGTAGTGATTTCAGTTTCGGTCGCACACTCTTTTGAGTATGGACCAGTTATACCTAACCTTGCTTCACGAATACTGTTTGTAACTGTATCTATGTCGCCTGGTTGGTTTTTAGCATCTACTGTGAGATAGCCAGTAACGGCTGTTACTGTTTGATACACATCACCATTGAGAGTATTATACAATACTTCTTTGCTGATATTGTCCTGATCTAAATACAAAGTTTTTTTATTCTTTATATCTAATCTAACATCACCACTTTGTACAAATGGTAATTCACTGCTAACTGACACATTACTGCCACTTAGAGTGCTTGTTAAATCGGTAATCAGTGTATCTCTGAAAGCCATTATCTTACTCTACTTATATTGCTTCTGCCTCTAGTACGCCTGTTAGTTCTGAACCTAACCATTTTTTCATTGGTTTCAACGGTTGCGTCACCATCAGCATCGTACCAATCGAGTATGTCCATAAGTTCTCTGAATAAATCATCAAACTTACCGGCATAGTACTCAATTTTTTGTACTTCTGCTGATTCTGGATTACCAAAGTCAGCAATTTTAGGTAGCAGATATTCTTTCAATGTATAATATGTACACATGTCTGTTATATCTGATTTCCTATTTACAATAAAGTTCATGTTGATAGGGGGTATATCATCAATTGAATTATACCCTCCACCAGCATATCCGAGGTATTCTCTCCATCTAGCACTAGCACGAATCTTTTCATTGATCCTGTTAGTTGCTTTGGTGGTAAGATCCTCTAAGTAATTGTTTAGGCTTCCAGGTGTATCAGGCACATCGGTAAAGTTGACCTCATTGGCCTCAAAGATTCGTTGATCTTTATCCTTCACGTCTACTGCTTCTGCGTAACTAGTTACGTTTCCTGATCCGTCTGTTATAAATGCCATAATTTAACTCCCTTATGTAGACGCCAAGTCTCTAGGTAAGTTATTACTTCTAACAAATTGAAGTCCCACTGCTTGTGAAACAAGTCCTTGTAACAAGGCATCGTTTGCTAAGTCCTGTGAGATTGAACCAATAGAACCACTTGAGATTCCACCAACACCATTAAGTTCGTTAGCAAGTGCTAATTCTTGTTCTGGTGTAATGAATGCCCAATATAGGCCACCTGTTGTAGGTGCGTTATCGCCTCTTAGGTTTGCTACTGAAGTCGAGAACTGAGCCAAACTTGCTGAGATACCAGCCGCCGCACCAATTACATTTGATGTTGCGATGTGTCTAATAAAGTTTTGCTGTCCTGCGGCTACAACTGGGTCTGTTCTTAACTGAGCAAATCCATTTCTTACTGTAGCAACCATTTGATGGTTGTCGTTTTGAACGTCGTTAAACATTTTAACTGTTGGTTCTCTTTTACTTGCGTAAGCAAGTCCTTCAGCACTCATGACTACTGCCAATGAAGCACCTGTTAAGGCTGTGTTAGCATATCCGTCATTTGGTGTGTTGACTGATGTCATTTCTGTCATCACGTCAGCATTACCTTGTACTGCGATTCTAAATCCTTCTTCGTCAGTAACTTTTGCTATCGCACCGGATAGTCTTGTAACTATTGCGTTAGATACTGTAGCAAGGCCACCATCTTCTAATGCTTCTTCAGACACTTTTGAACCTGCGCCTTTTTTAGTTACTGCTAAACTTACTGAACTAGGGTCAAAGTTGAATCCGTCGTTAATTAAGTCCGTGTTATCCCCTACAGATGAGTTACCTGCTGGATAATAGTTTGATAAAGGAATCTGCATTGTGTTACCAATTGCTCCTTCTAGGTTATAGTTGTGAGTCAAAATAGCCGGGTTTGGAAGTAATACTGCGTTGTCGAAAAACGGTATTAAATCTGCAACCACGTTTGAATATAACTCTGCAACTGTTCCTGTTCCTATTGCTGCCATAATTTTTCTCCTATTAAATTAATTATGTATTGTTATACTTAGAGAGTTGATCTAAAAGATCTAGTTCTCTCCATGTGTTTTTTAACCATTCCATCTGTGACTTGATCACGTGGTAATGATTTGTTTGCGTTTCGCACTTGAACATAAGCCGCATTATATTCTCTATCTGTCTTGAGTCTACTATCGTTTACTCCTGAACTACTAGAAACATTTTGCGGTGTTCTATCTGCGTCAAATGTATCTACACCTTTCTTAGCAAATGGCAATCCTAGACTTTTTCCAACTACTTCTACAGCAGTCTTGTAGTCTGGCTTTTCGCCGTCTACTGTTAAGTAATCGTTACCGTTTTTGATTGCGAATGTTTCGCCTTCTACTAACAGCATGTTTCTGGCTTTCATCAAGTCTACCACAGCATCTTTTTGCTCTGTTTTCCAACTAGTAGGCATATTATCCTTTAAGGTGGATACATGCTCCTTTACAGCATAGTCTGTTTTGACTTTGCTTAGTTCTGCTTTCAGTTCTTCAACTGTTGCTTCCCTCTTTTGAACAGCACTTCTCAGTGCTTCAACGTCTAGAGAATTATTCTCTGGAGATGCGTTTCGCAGTTCTGTTACTACTTGCTTAACTTGATCAATGCTATCAACATCAAGATCACTTAGTATTCTACTTTCTACGTCCTTTTTGGCATTTGCGGCAATTCGGTTAGTGTCGTCTCTGGAATAAACTCTTACTCCGTCTACAAACATTTTACCTTCCTTGTGCTCTACACTAGGTGCTTTAGGTGTATCTACTACATCTGATTTATGGTCGTTTACTACCTCAGTATCAGTATTAACTGGTTGCACTGTCTCACCTGCAACTGGTGTATCTATATTTTGTCCTTCCGACATATTTTATCTCCTATTGTCCCTGAGTTGGGGTATTATCAAGATATTACAAGCCTTTGTTAGTTGATGTACTAGACATTAACTCTTCAAGCCTTGTGCGTATCTTGTCACGCATGTTAGTTTTAAATTCTGGTTGAGTCACCATTGCTCCAACGGCCCTCTCATATTCTTCGTGTGTTTCAAATGGCATGTATATACTACTGCCATCTTCTTGAACGTGCTCGTGTGCGCCAGTTCCTCCTAATCTGTTAGCCTCTGCTATTGCTTCTGCTTCTGTG